CCCCCCCCCCCCTTAGTCGTCGCTGGTGCGGACGCAGTAGCTACTAAAGGTGTACATACCTAGTGGGCAAACACCGCCAGCGGAGTTGATGGCTTGTTTTGGGCGGGAGGCGGAGCTGGGAACGCAGTAGTTGCCTTGGGTGTAGTACCCCAATGGGCATGTCTGACCCACGCGAATGACGGGGATGACTTGGGCGAGGGTGAGTGCCAGTGAAAGCATCGGAGGCTGTAGTACAGAAGAGCTTAGTTTACTACAGAAGAGAGAATTACGAATGTATCAGTAGGTTCCCTGCCCCCCGGTACATCCGTACTATTCTCGCAACCCTCCCCCCGGTCGCTGGTACGGTTGTATTGTAGTACAGCTGTACCCGCAGAAAATTAGATAATTTCTTGTGAGTACAGCTGTACTAGCCCGCTAGCGGCTGGCGTCCAGGTATAACGCGCCAGCACCAGCCAGCACAAGGAAGCCGGTAAGGGGGAGGAAGCTACAGCAAGCTGCGCCAGCGAACAGTAGGCCGGCGGCGAGCTTGGGATTGATGGAAGCGGTGGTCATGGGGTTGTTTCCCTTGGTTAACTTACACAGTATAACCACAGAAGCGGCACGCGCCAGCGGCTTCTAGCCGGTTCTGCAGCTGTCTACTGTTTCAACCTAAGACGCTGGATCTCAGCCTAAGACTCGGCGCGGCGATCCTCAATCGTTATGGCAAGCTGGGGCGCTGCAGCGGCTTGGGCTTCCACCCCGCTCTCATTGACGACCTTGCCCAAGCTGTCGAGCACCTGGGCGGCAGTCTGCAGCTGGCCCTTACGGATCGCGGCGTTGAACAGCTTAGTCCGCATGGTCTGCAACCTTGCGAGCATGTTTTCCCTATCACGGTTCCAGTCTTCCGCGTTCCACCTGTTGACGGCTTCCCAGTCTCGCCAAGCTGTCGCCACGGAAACACCCTCACGATCAGCATGATCTAGAACCAGCTGGCGAGCACTAAGACCGTGAAGCTGTCGCCGGTAGAGTCTCTGCTGCCGCTGTTCGATCAGCGCGTTGGGGTTCCGCACCCCATAGGGTCGCTGTTTGTTTTCTACAGTTTCCGCCGTAACTTCCGGCGCTTCGGTGTTAGCTTCCGGCTGTTCGGTCACTGTTAAGATCCCCAGGCTGTTTGCTTCAATCTTAAGCGCAGCCACAAAAAAGCGCCCCGATGGAGGGCGCCGTTAGTCGGTGGCGGTGCTGGTCACACTGCACGGAACACCAGCCAGTCACCGCCGCCAATACTGTGCAGCCGGTAACCGTCACCCATCACCAGCTCCTGCCAGGCCGCTTCCCAGTCAACGCAAGTTAGGGGCCATTCCATCTGGTCGAGCTTAACGCCCAGATCCTCCGCCAGCTGCTGGGCGTAATCCGCTCCGGCCCGTTCTTCGCTCCAGCCATCAGCGCGGCCGCAGTAGGAATCTTCCACCGTCTCGGGGTCGATCCCGTCGGCGTCAAGCTCAGCGATCAGATCCGCCCAGCCGCAGGGATCATCATCACCGAAGCCGAAGTGCTCCAGGGCTTCGGCCCAGGATTCGTCAAGCCAGAAGCCGAAGCACGCGCCGTCGCCCTCCTGGCTTCCGAAGTAGAAGCCGACGGGCGCTAACTCCTGCAGGGCTTCGGTCAGTTCCTCTAAGGTCTGGCAGGCTTCGGCGTCGTCCCAGTCAGCTTCCCGGGAATCCTCTCCCACTAGCTTGGCCAAGCTGGCAAGCGTGGCAGGACTGAGCACTTCCGGCTTGTTTGCCGCCAGGGCCAGCACTTCGGCAACTGACCAGAACTTCGGCAGGAGATCCTCCGGCCGCAAGGTGTCGCAGCTGGCGATCCACGGGAAGTGGGCCAGGGCTTCGGTGTTGTAGCGATGCATGGGGTGCGCCTTAGGGTAGGGCTGTCGTTGCAAACAGTAGAACCGGAAGCGGCCCGGCGTCAAGTGCCAAGCCACAGAAAATCATGGGCGCCCGGATCCTCGCGGCAGTCACAGGCCCAGATCCAGAGCACGCGGGCGCGGTTGGCGTTGTGATCCGCCAGGTCTGCAGCGTCCCAGGCGCCAAACTCCCGCAGGTGCTGGCGGAATAGCCACGGCGGGCCGTCAAACTGCAGGCGCTCCAGCCAGAAGGCCACGGCATCATCAGCAGGGCCGGGGCCGGAACAATCCGCCACACATTCGGCGGGAAGCTGGCGGCAAGATTCGCGACCGCCGCAATGGTTGAGATCGAACCAGTGGGCCCATGGTTGAGTCTGCATGGTTCAGCCCTCGCGGTAAGGTGCCAGCCCCAGCCAGCAGCGGACTGCATCGATCCGGCGGTAGGTCTTGCCGGCCCCGTAACGGTTCCAGTGGGCAGCCTGCGCGGTGCCTTGGCTGCTGAACCGGGGGGCCGCCCATTGCCAAACCGCCAGGGCTTGCTGGCGTTCCAGCCCTTGAAGCTGCGTGGTGATCTGGTCCCCGCTAAGACCTAGGAACCGTTGGGGCCGTAGGCGCGGGGTTTGGTATGCCATGGCAGGGTGTGCCGTAGTGCTCCCATACAGTAGCACACCAGGCAACCCCGGCCGGCATTGCGGGCCGTGCTACTGTTACAGCTGAAGCCCTAACCACACCTAGGAGGCTCCCCAATGAACCGACCCCTCGGCCCGCTCCAGCGGAACATGCTGGCCTTCTGCCAGCGCCACCCCGGACGCCATACGATCCACCCCGACCGAAAGACAATCAGGATCGCCCGCTCTCTTGAGGCCCGTGGGCTGCTGCATGTGACTGACTGCGGCATGTGTACCGCCAGCGGCTGCCCCGTGCTCATGGTTCAGCTGGCGGAGGGGTGCCAGCCATGAGCGGCGGAGACTGGAACACCAGCCGGGAGCGCAAACAGCTGGCCTTGGATGCCCGAGAGCTGGAGCGCGAACAGCTGCGGCTTGAGAAGCGCCAGCTTCGGGATCTCCGCTGGGCTGTTGAACGCTCCAGCCTGGCAGCTTCGGACTGGGCTGATCTGCTGGCCCTGCAGGCCGCCCATGGCAAGGAAGGCCCGCTCCAGCTATGGCGGGAACTGGTGCCCTACTGGCGGGCGTGCCAGCGCTGCAACGGTGGCGCTGACATCCCCCCAGATCTTTTTCCACAGGCTACGGGTATTTTTCCGCGCACAGAAAAACCAGCCAAGGCCCCAGCCAGCCGCACCCGCTCCAGCAAGGGCGCCAGCCGCAAGCGGCGCTCGGATGCTGGCATCAGCAAACCCCGCACACCAGCCAAACCATGATCAGCCCCAGTGAGCTACAGGCCAACGACCACATCAGCAAGCTGCGCTTACGGTGCCTGCTGCCCCACCAGCCGCAGACACGGACGCAATGGATGGAAGAACACCATGATCGCCCATTGTGGTGGCGCCTAAAGTTCGCACCGCCGGCGGCAGACTGAACCGCTCCAGCCCTGCCCTATCGGGTGGGGCCTTCCTCTTGTCTTGCCGTGAGACTCACGAGAATCGCCTTGAGACGCTCCAGCAGCACAATCTCAGCAGTGAGACTCATTGGACACGCGGTAAGACACCATGAATGGCTTTTNNATGCAGCATGAATGGCTTTTTACGGTGCCGGCTGCCAGCTACCATCCACCTTGTCCCAGCGCCGCTCCCAGTCACCGCACCAGGCATCGGGTGTAGTGAATGGCCATCCTGAATGGCTTGGTGAATGGCGCCGGCAGGTGTCAGAGACGTACCAGCGGCATGAATGGCATGTGATGCCCAGCGGTAAATCCATGAATGGAATCTCAGGCTGAGACTTGAATGGGATTTTGGAGAGCTGCGAAGTATTGCTCCACCCGAGTCATGAATGACTCCTCAGCCTCCTTGAGGTCGCGCAGCGACATCGTGTGGATGTTGGGGGCGCCACAGCGGCGTGCTAGCACGATAGCGGCCCCAGTGGGTTGGAGGCCGGTGAGATGCTTGAGTCCCAGGCTGTAGGCGCCGCACTGGTCGATGTATGAATGCCCGGGTGGTAGGCGCTCCAGGCCGTCTTCGTCCTTTTTAGTCTTGCGGCCCACGCTGGTTTTCCAGTCCGCTAGTACCAGCTCGTTGTTCTTCATGCCGATTAGGGCATCGCAGGTTCCAGCAAATCCTGCCGGGTGGTGAATGGAAAATTCACTGGCGAAAATTTCGGTGACGTTCTCGGCGATCCAGTCGGAGAGACTGCGGGCGTAGCCGGAGGCGCTCCAGCCAACTCGGGGGACGTTCGGGCGAACTCTCTTCAGTGCCCATTGCGTGATGGGGGCAGGGATTCGTGCCAGTCCCTGATCGTCCCAGCGGATGGCGTTGCGCTTGTTTGCATGGAGCGTGCCAGCTGTTGGGCCGTTTTCAGTAAATACTCCGCCTGACTGTGGGCCATGTTGCCTCGGGTGGCGGCAACGTTGCGCTGGCAGCTTGCCTCCACTGGTCCCAGGCGGGCTTCCCAGCGCTCCAGCCCGGTTTTGTCGCTTGTTTCCTTCAGGATGTGTGTAACACTATGGTATACATTACCTTTGATGTCCCTGTAGACCCGGAAGGGGCCACTGTTGTCTTGCTCCAGCCTCCACTTACGCAGTCCTGCCAGCGTGTCTTGGGTATTGGAAGGCATTTAGATACTATTTCCCTTTTTTACTATACAGGGAAAAATGGGGCTGGGCAACAGCTGCTCTTTAGTGTAGTAGATAGGACCGTAACTCTCTACATAAAAGGTGAACCAGTCGCCTCTTTGTTTATCCAGTAAATTTTTTACGTCTAACACATCGCTATAAAAAGCGCGCGTACACCATAAAAGCTCAAAAATAATCCGCATAGTAAGAGGAAGGTTACGGTATTCAGTATATGTATTATTTTTAACTGTAGTAAACACTAAACTATCAATGTTAAATCCGTATATTGTTTCGGTATTTATATCTACATATATCCTAAACAACTTGAAAAAATTGTTTAAGTAATTCTCTATGACACGTAAACGCAGATACCAGTCTTTTTCTACGTAAAAGCTGCTTTTACTGCGTAACTTTAGTTTTTGTACGTGTATGTCTAAGAACACGGTAAAATATCTAACAAGTTCCGGTTCTAAGTACATTGAAATATTTTCTAAAATGCAAGTAATTCTTTGCTTGTAATGTAAGCGTATTTGTCTTAAAAATTGACAAGCAAAAGCCCGCGATATTTCCACGTACTGTTCTTTTAAAAGATTGTCAGCTGGGCACGGAAGCTGTGGAGGAGGTGTAAACCAGCTGGAGAGAGGTGTCCCGTAGCTAAAAGCGGTATTTATAGCTTCGCGTGTTTTGTCTTCATCTAAATTAAAGTATTCAGATCCGGGTAAACGATATTCGTCAAATTTATCGTGCAGATCTTTTTCTGCCTTGGCGTTATTTGGCGTTAATACCACTGCCAAAGGTAAAGTTTTAGTGCCCACCTGTAAGCACTTAGAGCGGTCGTACCAGTTACTGCTGATACCTATCTTCACTAGATTTGTTTTTGCGTACTTAATTAAGTACACGCATTGAAAAGGTCTGGAAGTCATTGGTTTATAAAGCCCCCTGGGTTAGAGAGGGCGGTGTTACTTAATTGTTTTTAAGTTGTGGATCAGGCTGCCTTAAAAGGGTTACCTCCCGTCAGAAGTCGGGAGATGTCGAAGCCTTCGGACTTGGCTTCGAGCCAGGCGGCATCGACGTGCTCTTGGCTGCCCTTTTTGCGGGGGACCGGGCGGACGGTGTACTCGGTGAGTAGGCCGCTGCCCTTCTTGCTGATCGTGAAGTCCCACTCCAGCAGGTTTTCGTAGTCCTCCATCTGGGAGATCTGGTCGATTTCCTTGAGGATGGACTTTTGGGTGATCTGCAGGACCTGGACTTTGCCGGACTCGTAGTTGTAGACCGGGCAGGCGATGGCGAACTTCACGTCCGCGGTGCCAGGGCCGCCGCGGCCTTCGCGGGGCTCGAACTCACCCATCTCAGTCGTTACGTCCTCGTGGGTGGGCTCGTAGTCAAAGCGGAAGGGCTTGGAGGCGCCGTTGGCTTGGCCCCAGCACTCGTAGAACTCCAGGGGTTCGTCGGTCAGCAGCGCGAAGCGGACAGAGCCGCCGTCGGGGAGCTTGCTGAGGCTGAGGTAGCCGCCGCCGGTGCTGTTGGACGTAACAGCAGCAGAGGCTTGCTTGGAAAGGAAAGGCATTGTGGTTTCCGGTGTTTTGGTGGTCGCCCGGGGGCAACGTCTATGACAGTAACACGGGATTGACGGGACGGCTAGCCTAGTAAAACGCCCCAGCCGCGGAAGGCGGCCAGGGCGCGTGTAACACAACACTGTAGGAGTCTAACAAAGTGTCTCGTAAGACGCAAGAACTGCTGGATTTTGTGCGCCAGCTGCCTATTGGGCTGGCCTATGCACCGATTTACGCCAAGAAGTACGCGATCCAGTCCGGGAAAATTTCGAAGGGCAAGACACCGCTAGAGCGCAGTCACCATCAGGTGATGGCGCCGTCGGATGTAGCGCTTCAGATCGAGCGCAAGCCGGATGTGTTCCAAGCGGTCGGTGTGTTCACCGGCGGTCGCAGCATGGGACTCGTGATTCTTGACGTGGATCGCAACCTTTCGCGGCTACTGAAGAAGTGGGGCGAGACTCTGGAGGGGGCGCCGAAGGTCACCAGCACCAAGGCCAACGCGGCGAAGTACCTGTTTCGCGTCCCAGAGGCCCTGTGGGGCGATGTGAAGGGCTTTGGGCTGTCGGATACCGGCGCGGGGTATGAGGTCCTCTGGGGCCGTGAGGGCGTCATCTACGGGGCTTATCCGGGCTCCAGTGATGGGAAGGCACCGGAGGGCTATTACGGCTTTGAAGGCGACCTAGAGGCGATTCCTGACGCCCCTGAGTGGCGGTTGGCGGAAAAGCGCGATCACGCCGGTAAAGAGATTCAAGACGGCGGCTTCATCAAGAACCGCCGGGCGTTGGATTTTTCGGATCGAGATCCAGCTGAGGTGGCTGAGATCATTCAGTCGGCGCTGAAGGTGATTCCCGGTCAAGGCAGCGGCAGCCGCGACCACTGGGTAAAGGTGGGGATGGCGATCCACAGCGAGCTGCCGACTGACCTAGGGCTGACGCTGTGGTCGGCGTGGTCTGCGGAAGATCCCGAATTTTCACAGGAATGGTCTGAAGGCAATCCCTGTGAGGACGTGTGGAAGTCCTTTCGGAAAGGGCCAGTCAGCCTTGGGACGCTGTTCTGGATGGCGGATCAGCAGCTGCCTGCTCGCATGTGGCTTTCCGAGGATCTGCGGAAGGTTGTTGAGAAGGTTGAGGCCGACAACATCATCAGGATTCGGCAGATCCAGATCGGCTTCCCAGAACTGATCAAACGGGCGAAAGAGATCCAGCAGATTCAAAACCCCGCGGAAGCTGCTCACGCCATGAACGCGCTGGCGTTAGAAGGCGGTTATAGGGACGCTGGGGCGCTGGAGCGGCTGCTGATTGCCCAGATGCAGTTCGAGCAGCAAGATGACGAGATGGCCATGGACAGCCTGCTGGACAAGGATCTGCGGTTTGAGTACCTGATCCCGGATCTGCTGCCGTGCCCTGGGACCGTGATGATCCACGGCGCTGGTGGTGATGGCAAATCCATGTCGGGGGCTCGGTGCTGATCCTTAATGGCGACCAATCCGAGGTGCAGGTCCAGCAGCAACTGCGGGATCTGGAGTTCAGGAAGTCCGATCCGGTGACGGTGGTGATGGGGTGGGACCTGAACTGGTACTACCGCTTCGTCAAGCTGATCGAAAAGCACCGGCCCAAGCTGGTCATCATCGACTCGATCACCGGTTGCTCCAGGGGTTCGGCGTTCGACGAGAACAAGAAGGAGTTTGCGAGCCCGATCTACTGGCTGGCCAACAACAATGGGCGGCTTTTCCCGGCCTGCACGATCCTGTTGATTCACCACGCCAACAAAACCGGTGGCTTCCGGGGTTCCACGGCCATCAGGGACGCTGTGGATGAGGTGTGGGGCCTGCGGCGGCCTGACAAGAAGCAGGTGGAGCAGACCGGCTACAACGCCCGTCTCATCACCGTGGAGAAGTCCAGGGCTGGGCGGGACGGCAGCAAGCTGCTGATGAAGCTGGAGAGCGACCTGACCTTCTCCTTGGCGGACTACATGGAAGTCGACACCGAGAGCGCCGGGCCGGCTTCCATCGTGGATCGGGTGCTCCAGCGCGTTAGGGCGGCTTATCCGCGGTCTGTATCCCGCTCTGACCTGGCTGCTGATTCCCTGTGTGGTGGAAGCGTCGCCGGGATCCGCAAGGCGGTCCAGCGGTTGGTCTCCAGGGGGTTGATTGAGGTGGCTGAAGAACGTCCCAGTGAGGGGGGTGGTTCTCCTACTGCTTTTTACCGTGCAATTACCTCGCGTGAAAAGCCTATAAATATGTGTCCCACTGGGGAAGAACCCAGTCAGGGACTGGAAAGTACAGTGGGACAGCCCTCTGACGTGTCCCACTGCTGTCCCACTGCTGGGGATGAGGTGGATTCACAGTGGGACAACCCCCAACCGTGTCCCACTGTTAATCCCAGTGATACCAAGGGATCTGCCCCAGTGGGACAGGTTTTGGAGGTATCCCCAAAGGGAGAGGAGCGTTCTGAGGCTGAGCTGGCCCACCTGATGGAGGAAGCCGCACGGCTCTGGGACTGATGGACAAGTTCAGACCGCCTAACTTTTTCCTAGGGCTCATGCGGGCTGCCGCGTGGCTGATCTGGAGAGAACCCGTGGCTAAACCTGAACCGCCTCAGCCGAAGCGTCCCAGGAAGCCAACCTTGGGTTACACCGTCGGTGACATCCCCTTCGAGCTGCTGGCCGTCGTGCGCGTTCAGTGGTATCGAAGGGGCCGGGCGTATGAGGTTGAGGAATACCAGATCGTCGAGTCAGACGATGCCCACGGGCAGTTTCACTACATCGTTGGGACGGCGCTCAAACAGGGCGCTGACGTCTGTGTTCTGACTCAGTACCAGCCGGAAGACCTGGGGGTTCCAGCGTGATTCCGCCGGTGGTGGTCTTTGGGCTGACGTGGCTGCTGGGGATGCTGGTAGTCACTGTCTACCTCACCCAATGGGCCACATGAAGAATTGCAACAGCCCGGCTGGACGCCTAGCTGGCTGTGTGCAACAGTAAGGGCACGCCCGCAACGGCGTGCCTTTTATTACTGATTGACATGGACGATTTCACCTGCACCAAAGTTGACAACACCAAGCTCAGCCCGTGGTACTTCGCCGTCCACTGGTCTGCGATTCAGCTCCAAGAAAAAATCGTCGATAGCGAGCGTCTCGGTGTAGACCCGACCTACGACATGCTCCAGCTCCAGCAGCTGCAGGACCTGGAACAGTTCTTGAAGATGAGCTGGGATGCCTGGATGGACGGCATCGAAGCCCGCCAAACTGCACGGGAGGTCAAATGAGCCAGGTACTGGAAATTGAGGATCTGTGGTTTGAAGATGGTGGTACTCGCCTCTGTGTCAATGCCGTTGTTGACGACATGGTTGTGGTCATTCCGCAAAGCCACCTTTATCCGGCAGAGTGGGGGCCTGCCTTGTGCAGAGGCTCCTTCGACCTTCACGAAGAGGATCTGATCCCCGCCAGCGATGACGGACTCCGCCAACTCCTCACCAACAGAATCGACGACTGGGCCCCAATCGACACGTCTGATTGGGACGACTGAAGCCCGCGAGCTTCGGAACTCCGAGGACTACGACGATTGGGAGTACGGTACCGAGCCGATTCCCGGCGACACGCACTGGGTCAAGGCGAAAACCCTGACCCAGCTGTATCGTCACCTGATCTACGTGTTTGCCACCAGCGACACGATCTGCTCCAGCAGACTCGCCAAGCTGGCCATCCACGAGATTCTCAAGTTGCGTCTCACGGATCTCACCCGGATACGCCACCAAGACCCCAGGTATTTCGCATGAACTTTGACTGGTACAACGATTACTATCGGCAGTCCCGAGGTTACGGCCCCGGTGAAATAGCCGATCTCTATCGGCAACCTGCTAAACCCTCCACCTCCGTTCCAAGGGAATTTCAAGGGCGTTTTGCGACGCCTGCTGAATACGACGCTTGGGTGCGCGAGCGCTGGAGCATTTACACCAACGGCTATTGATGACTGAAACCAACGTGGTTCCGTTCTACAGGTCCTTCCTGTTGAGCCAGACCGTTTACTTGGACAAGATCAAGGAGATGCCGCTTCGAGACCTGGAGTTGCTAAACGTCGAGACGTTGGCGGCCCTCAACGAGTCGCGGCACAACTACTCCTTTATCGAGGACAAGCACAGCGACGATGCCAGCTCAGAGTTTCGGCGCATGAAAATCGCCGGTTACTTTCAGGCTGCGCTCCAGATCGAGCTTTCTTCTCGCTGATCCTGTACTACACTCTCACCGTTCTACCAACGATCATGCACATTCTTTCTGACGAACAGTTCCAGCAGATCACCACTGCCCTGGAGCACGCCTTCGTGGCCATCAACGCCTGCCAGCACGTCGAACTGGACGTGACCAAGCCAACAATCGCACCAGCAGCCAAGGCTGTACGTACAACCGCCGTACAAACTCCGAAGTCTCAACCTAAGACTCGTGTGTCGCGCCGCAAGACGAGGGCGGCGTTGACGGAGAAGAAGGTGCTGGAGATTAAGCGCCAGCTGCAGGCTGGTGGCAAGTCGGTCGCCAAGATCGCTAAGGAGTTTGGCGTCCACAGCACCACGATCAACTGCATCAAGTGGAACAAGACGTGGAAACACGTGACGCTCCAGCAGGATCAGCCCACCACGGTGGTGATCTGAGGTGTCGATCCTGTGTGACCATCAGATTGTGTCGCTGGTGCGGCGGAATCTGGTAAGCCCTTACGACCAGGAGTTGCTGAATCCCGCGAGTCTCGATGTGAGACTTGGCGAGAACGTGTTGGTGGAGTCACCGCTGACGCGCCACATGGTGCATCGCTCCATCGTGGGGCACACGCAGGAGGAACCTTTCTTGCTCCAGCCGCATGAGTTCATACTCGCGGAGACGTTGGAGGAGTTCCAGCTGCCTGACTGTATTGCTGGGCAGCTGGCGCTCAAATCCAGTCGGGCTAGGGAGGGGATTGAGCATTTGCTCGCTGGGTATATCGACCCCGGTTACAAAGGGCGGTTGACGCTGGAGCTGCAAAATGCACGCGCTTTGCATCCGGTTTCATTGTGGCCTGGGATGCGGATTGCACAGATTGTGTTCCACCGCATGTCGATGTTGCCCGGCAAAGACTATTCGATGACTGGCCGTTATCACGGCGACACCACCGTTCAGGAATCCAAAGGATGAGCGATTTTGAGTTTCAGGTCAGTGATGCAGTGCATCATCCCAGCCATTACACCGCCGGCAAGATAGAAGTCATTGACATCTTGGAGGATTGGGTCCAGCACGCGCCAGACGCTGTGACTGGTTCGCTCCAGTGGCAATGCCTGAAATATCTCAGCCGGATGTGGTTGAAGAAGAATCCGCTGGAGGATGCAGAAAAGTGCCGGTGGTATCTGAACCGGCTGATTAACACTCTTGCAACAGAGGCTTATCGAAATGGCTGAGCGTTTTCGTATTCCGTGGACAACGGGAAAGTTTGAAGTGTCGCAACCAGAGAGCACCATTGCTCCACCGCCGGAGCCAAGCGACACACAAGTGGGGGAGTGGCTGATTGATGACGGCTACCCGTGGGACCCCCAAGAGGAAGCTGTCATCACCATCACCGCCAGTCGGCTCAAAAACGTGGCGCGTCAGGCCGCCCAATGGGGCGCAGACCAGGAGCTGGAGGCGTGCTGTGAACTGCTCCAGCAGAAAGGCATCCCTGCGTGGACACTACTTCGCCTGCATCGCCGCCCCAAGCCCCCGAGCTTGAAGGAGCAGGCGCTGGCTGAACTAGCTGAATGGGAGAACGTTATGGACATTGCACCCGATAGCCCCATCCGCCGCGCACTGGAGCAACTCGATGACTGAAACTTGAGCTGGGTGCCGGAATCCATCAGGCCGTGGCCAGTGAGGTGGGGCGCATGTATTCCATGCCTATTCCAGATCGCTGGCACTGGATTAAAGAATCCGTCGAAGGCGAATGGTTTCCTGCTTTTTACGACAAAACGGTTGGGTGGACTAATGGAGATACCTGGGAAGATTTTGATAGGCAAGTTGTGCAATGGTATTTGATTCCATTGCCGCCATCAGAGCTTGAGCAAAAGGGGGATGCTGATGACTAAACTCTCTTCCCCCGCGCAGGCAATTTTGGATGCCTACCAGTTCGCACCAATCGACGATCACCTTACGGCTGCTGCTGTCCTTCGGGCTGTTGCTTATCAGCTCCAGTTGGATAAACCGTTAGGTGACACTGACGCTGACGCGGGCGTGTTTGCCGCGCACCACGCCATTAAGGCTCATATACTCGCCGTCGCCGACGAACTGGGGCAACTGGATGACTGAGCCCAAGAGGCCGCCGACTAGGACTTCGTTTCGGGAGGGGTCGATTCCGGGGACGGCGGTTTTGACGCCGCAGAACGCGCTGGATTTGAGGCATCTTTATGCCTCTGGCACTTCGATTTCGAAGTTGGCCAAGGTGTATGGGATTTCGTACCAGCACGCTTGGTGCATTGTTAAAAACAAGAAGTGGAAAAATGCGGTGCGCCAAGTGTGATTTCAAGCGGATGGACGTGGATCGCACTTGCCGGGATACGGCGGAGTCGATCTTGCGCCAGCGGAAATGCCCGCAATGTGGACACAGGGTTTTTACGGTCGAGGTTGAGTTGCCCGATGGCGCAGCTCAGCACACCAAAACTGGCGTGATGAAGCGCCTTCCAGGATTTTTACGTGTTCGTTTTTTCTGATGCAAGTTCCAATCAACAGCCGCCGCTGCATCCAATGCGGCAGCATCACCACCAACGCCGTTTACTGCTTCAAGTGTTATCGCTCCAGCGATGCAGGGAAAGAGGAGTTGCGGCTGCAGCATTTGTTGAAAAAGCACAAGCCGCTGCCGGATGGCGGAGAGTGCCGGACCTGTGTTCACTGGTATCACCGCTGCACGTTGGGGATTCCCGAAGGTGGGACGGTGCTGGCTGAGTTGTGTGCGGCCAAAGAGCTGACAGGTGTGTTAGAGTAATACAGAACACGCCCTACCCGGCATGAACATTCTTCAGGGGATCGAGCACCTGCA